CACCCCTTACCTATGAAATAATGTTTATTAATCGAAACAAACGTTATAAACTACGATTTCAGATGGATTTGTATGGTAAAAACCTACTTTCAAGTTCGCTCTTGTACGGATGTACGGCTCAGCAACTGTGTCAGAAAGGTTAACAGCTTTCAATGCTTTAGCATCACCTTCAGCATCAAATGCGTAGATAAGGTTGTTTTTCAAAGTCAACACGATAGTGTTATCCGGCATACCTTCAGCAACTACCATTTGAATACCTAAGAAAGTCAATCCTAAAGGAAGAGTTACATAAGTTTGAGTGTTTCCTGAAGCAGCAGCCAATTCGTAAGCTTGAGCAACGTTAGCAGAAACATAAAATCTTAAATCTCCTTTTTTGAATTTGATTGTAGATGGAGCAGCAGCCCAAACACCTTCAAGCGTAGAAAGTACGTTAGAAGAAGTAACAGCACCTCCGTATTGACCTACTACGTCAGCGTCAGCACAAAGTTTCTTCAAGTGACCATCACACAAAGAAAGGATAGCACTTTCAGATGTAGTGTCACCTTGCCATCTCAATAACGCAACGTCTTCACCAATTTGCTTAGACATAGTGTCCCAATAGTAAGACATAAAAGAAGCAACAGTAAAATCTCCGTTAGAACCTTTAGCCATTTGTAAAGCTAAGAAAGATTGCTCAAGGTCAAACTGACAAATTTGCGCCATAGCTGACAAAGGACATACGTCGATGTCGATAGCGTTCAATGTATCAGTCGGAGCAGAGAAGTTACAAGTAGATGCTTGTAAGATGTTTCCGAAAGTTACGTTAGCTAATTTAGTAGCTGACTTGATACCCGGAAGTGTACGGAAGTTGTCCGCAGTAGTATCAGTTAAATAAGCGCGAGAGTAAAACTCTTCAGGGTTAGCACACAAAAGTGCGTTTGTTTCAACGTCTAAGTCGAATTTTAATTTACGATTCATTTTTATTGGTTTTTAAAAGTATTACGAAATGCTTTGAATTTATCGAATGCAGACATTTTAACTTCTTCGATAACTTCTTCTTCTTCTTCTTTTTCCATTATGCGCTCTTCAACTTGATTTTTCAAGTCAGCGATAATAGCAAGTAAAGAATCAACTTGTTCTGCAATTAATGGTTTAACGATAGCTAAGATAGCTTCAGCGTCAGTTGCAGGGTCAACAGCCATAGCTTCTTCTACTACTTCTTCAGTAGGCTCTTCGGTTGTTTCTTCTTTAACTTCTTCTTCTACTACGTCTTCAGCCATAGCAACCTCTTCTTTGACTTCTTCCTCAACTTGAGTTTCAGCCATTTCTTGTTCTTTAACCTCGATAACTTCTCCACCTTCTATAGTGTAGAATTTACCTTCGATTAAATGTTCTCCGTCTGGTAACTTCATTGTATTTAATTTAATTTGATTACTTAGTTTCAGACCTAAAAACCCCTCGATAGAAAAACCTATTTGTTCGTCTTTTACTAATTTCTCGTAGTAATCAACGTCAGTAACTTGAGCAGTCAACATTAAAGTTCCTTTCGGCACTTCTATTCCGTAGCTTGTATAAGCCTTATCTTCTTTCGGTTTTTCAACTATCCAAGATTCAAGAATGTAAGCGGGAACAGTTCTTTCAGTTTCGTGTTCTAAGTTAAATAAGTTTCTATTGTTTAAGTCACGCATAAACTTCGTGTATATTTGCTCTATTACCTCTTCGGTAAATTGAACATAATACTCACCGCTTTCGTCGTCGCGTCTATAAATCTCCATAGGAATCATAGCGGGTGCAACGATTCGGTATTTAGTAGCGTCAGCAAAAAAGAAAGATTGTGCTTGATTAAAAGCCATTCCTTTAACTTTTATAGCGGGTGTTGAAGTGAATGCGATTTGCTCGATTCCTAAATCTTCTCCATCGGAATATTCAGGGTCGATTGTGATTTTATAGATAGGTAAATCTTTACTCATTTTGTACTATATTAAAAAGAGTATTATATTTGTTAAAAAAATTATGATAGAAATTTTAGGAAAAGAGATTCCGAATCAGTTAAATGAGTTAACTATTCAACAATTTGAAGACATTACGGAGATACATAATGATTCGTCTTTAGATATAATTGAAAAACATATCAAAGTATTTGAACTTTTAGGAGTAAGTGAAGACGAAATGGTGGAAGCCGACGTAGACTTTGAAACATTCAAGAAATACGTACAGGAATTTAACCAAAAGACGGACGCTTCAATAATTAAAGAAGTAGAAATAGACGGATATACATACAAAGCCTACGAAGAAGAGTTTAAGCTATCGGTAAAAGATATGAAAGTAATCGAGAAAATAATTAACTCTAAACACAAAGGTTATTTAAGTGAACTCGTTGCTGTATTATTTAAAAGAACTGACTTATCGAAAGTCGAACACTACGACAAAGCGCATATCAAACACAAAGCAAAGTTATTTAGAGAACAAAAAGCTGAGTTAGCAGTTCCTTATTTAGTGCATATAGGACAAAAATTCTCTAAACAAATAGAAAATGCTACTGCCGAAGTCGTGGAATGATATTGACGTTCTTCAATTTAAAGAACTTCGTACACTAAAAGACATACCCGAACTATTTTCACGAGAAATAGAAGCCTTAGCTACGCTTACTGACTTAGCATCTGAAGACTTAGAAGACTACGACGTAGACGAAATTCAAGGTTTTATGAACCAAGTCAAGTGGATAAACTCAGAACCACCGAAGAAGTATAAATCGGAAGTTGCTAAGATGCATTTTAAGGACTTTAACAAGCTAACTTTAGGGGAGTTTATAGACATAGAGTATTTCTTTAGTCAAGATTATATTGCTAACATTTCAGAGATAGCATCTATATGTTACAAAAAGACGAAGAAGAACGAATGGAAAGAAACCATTTACGAGCCTTATACTTATTCGCCTTTTGATAGGGCGTATCTATTCGACGAAATACCAATACCACATATTTACGGAATCATTCCTGAATACTTGTCTTTTAGAGATAACTTTATGAAGACATACGCTAACCTATTCGAACCGGACTTCGAAGGAGAAGAAACCGAAGAAGATATAAAAGACCTTACACCCGAAGAAAAGAAAGAAATACAAGAAGAACAAAAGATTAAGAAGTGGTCGTGGGAAAGATTACTTTATTCTATATGCAACGAAGACCTGACTAAGATAAGTCAAGCCTCCGATTTGTCGTTAATATTTGTATTTAATATGCTATCTATGAAAAAGGAACTTAACCTTTAAACGATAGCGCACCTAAGAACTCTCCACCGATAGGATTAAACGAATAGATAATACTTTTCTTTTCACCTAAGATAGTAGCTACTTGAAGTAAAGGATAACGTTGAGTCATCCATTCGGTATATTGCTCGAATATTTCAGCACTTACACCGCTACTATTCATTAAGTCGGATAGCTTAGCGCAGAAATCATAAGACGCTATTACTCCTCCATTCCACAAGTTTGCTCCGTTGTTTAAGAATCCAAAGTAATACATCGCGTTAATCTGAATATTCAACTCACCTAAAGCGGGTATTTCTGCGTTTATACGAACTGACTCGTACAAAGCCCCCGTGTCAATAGCATCGTATTCACGTATCAAAGATTGTAGTAATTTTTGAATCTTTAAACGCGTCTTATACTTGACGTAGAATATTCCGTTATTTGCGTATCTTGCCATATTTATTCAAATGGAGGGGGTGTTGGTTTTGGTTCGTAAGGAATCAAGTCAAGGTCTTTAACCCATAAAAAGTCAGGGTTTACACACTGCTCCATTTCTTCTACTGATATTACCCAATTATCATTCAAGTCTTGAATAGGATTGAAATAAGAGTCAGGTGCATACCATTGTCCTATTAATTCGTCTTTTTGTACCTCTGTCAATAGTCCGACATAGGTAGCTTTTTGTTCTGTTGTTAAATCTGTTAGTTTCATTATACGTTTCTATTTAATGCTGTTTGGAATGTGGTTACACGAGTATTTAGGTTGCCTAATTCAGTTGCTGTTAAACCATCTCCAATACTTGCAAATGCTATTTCTTTGTTGTCATATGCTGTATTAATTGCTGAACATATCCTAAATGTATTTGTATTTAATCCACTTGAATTGGTATTAAAGTCTGTTTTTGTTCCTCTAATAACAACTGAGTGTTGAGTTGCTGAAATTCTATTTACTATAAAATATCCTCTTGAATCACTATTTGCTGTTGGTACTTGACCGAATGTGTTTACTCCTGAATAACAATTATTATCAAACCAACGGGCATTTATTTTACATTCTCCTGATGCTCCAGCATTCCCATTTGCTATCATATATCCACCACTTTGGTTATTAGTACGTGAATATGCAGAAAAATGTGTTGAGTTTTGAGCTAACACTCCATTAGATGCAAGTTTGGTATCAGCAAAACCATTAGTTCCGTTAAATGTAGCACCTGTTGAAGAATGCGTAACACCTCCACTGAATACAAGTCTAAACGCAACATCAGTATCTAATGGATTAACAAGATTATATTTATGACTACTCGCAGAACCCCCACAAAAAGGATAAATCGCTTTCATCTTAGTCCACAAGCTATCAGCTTTTAATCCTATTACTAAATTGTTTATTGCATTAGCTTCTACTTGGTCTACTATACCTGCGTTAGTTACAAATGCTTGTGCATCGG